TGAAAGCCATCAGCAGAGTTCATAGAAGGCATAGGGGGTGCTGATTGGACTTCAGGAGTATGGCTTTTAACAGGAGTAGCATTTTCAGGTATTTTAGAAGCTTCTTCAGCCTTAGCTTTTGCTCTATTTTCTGCTCTTTTATTTCTCATTTTAGCTAAATTTTCCAGTTGTTTCTGGGAGGCTTGTCTTTTTTTCTTAGGAGCGGGGACTTCTGGTTCAGGAATTTGTTTAAATATTTCCTCATGGGGAGTAATATCTTCAGAATTATTTACCATAACTTCTATTTTAGGCGGTGGTGCAACTACTGTATTATCTACTACTGGTTCGGGTTCAATATCAAGTTCAACATTGGGTAATTTAAGATTATCCATTTATATAGTATCATAAATTAATTTAGATTATTTATTCCAATTAATTTATTATTTCTTCATCTAATTCGTCGTCCTCATCTGAGTCTGATGCTGCTACTACACCTTTCATCTTTTCCAATGGTCGTTTTCCATCCCAGACCTTCCTTGTGAAACTGCTGTAGGCATGAGGTGGGTTCTCAGTGTGGTCTATATGGACAAAAGCATAGGGCTCTTTCCATACGTGCTTACAAATTCTTTTAAAATTTTCATCAGAGCCAAAGGAGCTGCCTAATTCTTCCGTTATTTTTGACATCTCACGGGCATTGGAGTTTTTGCCGATGATGGAAAAAGTCATATTTGTTCTAACTAAGGGGTGTACCTCCTTAAACTGCTGGCTGGAAAATAATAGCAGCGAAATTGAATAATGTCTATACCTGGAACTGAGCTTATAAATTAATGAGTTCCTACTTATACCTACAAAGTCGTCTAAAATAATGGCGATAATGGGTCTATCTTTTTTATTTTTAAATGAATTTTGTTGGTCTATAATAGATTGGATTAGTTTATCGCTATAGCTACCATAAATTGTACCTGGGAAAGATTCTTTTAAAAACCTAGATGTGTTATCGTTCATGATAGTATTACTAATAATATACACCTGGTCAAAGCAGTCTCTGTAAAAATTATGGTTTAATAATAGATTAGTAATGATGGTGGATTTTCCCGATTTTACGGGTGCTATCATTAATCCTAATGCTCCAGTGGATATATCGGGTAAATTTTCATGTATTTCCTTACCTATATCCATTCTATCTGGGTCTGGTATGACTTCTTTAATAGATAAGTCGTTATTTGCTATGGAATTCATATATTAATATACATTGATATATTTATTTTAATCTAATTTATTCAGTTACGCTAACAACTCCAGATTTTAATACAAATTGACGTTCTACTTTAGACCAGATAAGAGTTTGACGAGTTTTAGTAGCATTATCGCTATGTCCTCTATGAATAGTTCTTTGTAATGCTACTGGTTTTTGACCTATTTGCGTTCCCGAACCAGTGAGTGGATTTTGAACTAAATCTACTCCGCAATAATGAGCGTGTCCTCCCATAGCTGCTTGAGTGATTGGAATAAGTTCTAAACTTTGTGTACCTGGGAATGAGGGAAGTGTTAGCTCGTGCGAACCGCCAACAGTATGATTAACATTCTGGTCAAGGGAATATTCGCATGAACTCACTTGAATTTCAACGCCTTCTACTTGTGCGAGGTAATTATTTTTTTGACTTTCAGATATAACTGGTCTGTTAAACATTAGTCTATCATTAATTCTAAGGTTAAATTCATCAGGCTGACAGTAAGCATCAGAACGATACTCGCCTAGTAAATTATCCTCTCCATTTGCTGGTTGTAAGGTTCTATCAGACCACATAATACTTTTCACAACTCTGCTACTAAGACCGATTTCTCTATTAACATCAGTTCTAACAGGTACTGTTCCAGAAGCAGGGTTAGTAGCTAAACCAGTACTTTGCGTGGAAGTAAGTACAAGGTCGTTATACGCCATTTGAAGCCCTTGCTCTGACATAACTTGAGCGCCCATTTCAGCCATTCTATCATCACTGTAGGTCAAATAGTCTGCTAAGAATTTTACTTGAGTAGTAGCTACTCTCCAACCACTATCAGAACTTTGCTTCGCTCCTGGCTCACTTCTAATGTAAGTATAACCACGGTCTGGGACTTGCCATTGGATTTCAATAGATACTGGTTCTTGAATTAAATATAACGGCAACTGAAGATTGCGACACATAGGGAAAATGTCGGAGAGTTTCAAAGCAAAAATACAAGTTTCTAATTCAGCATTAGCGTTAGAGGTATCAACTATAGAGTTTTGCTCGGGCATAACTCCTGCGGCAGTAGGTTCTCCTGTAGCAGTTCTACCCCAACCAACATTCATAGGCTGAAGACTACCGTCTTCTACATTAGAAGACTCCATACCATCTACAGTTCCGCTAAGAACACCTTCTTTACGTACACGTTCTTCTACAGATTTAAATTGTCTCATCATAGTATTGTAGTGGCCATATTCATCTGTTGTAGCAATGGCTGTACCTCCAATACGTAATGTAGCAGATTTAATAAAAGCATGTCCTCCCGTTCTCATTGGAGGATAATGTTTAATACTAGGGTCGTCACCTGTGGCTTTTTGGAAAACAGCTCCGACTTGTATGGCTGAATTAATATCTAAGATACCTCTTCTTTCAAGTTGGAATCGGCAGACGTTCTGGTTACAAACTACAGGTTCTAGAATACTAGTGTGTATAGTCATAGTATCAACAGTGGGCATAGGTTTTACTTTAAGAATATCAGGAAGTGACATATATTCTATACAAATAAATTTTTTGTATGGAATAATTATTTTAAAAAATAAATACCTATGTAAATTAAATTAAGACGATACTTTAATTCCTTCTGGAGAATAATTTAATTGGCTTTCAGCTAATACATAAGTGAATAAACTATTGGGGTGATTACCATCAAGTTCAGAACTAACTCTTACAGAGTAGGGTTGGCGTGAAAAATCTACCCCCCCGCGGTACGTATCCATTCTTGTACCGAGACCAAAAGCTGGGTGAGTAGCATTAGTCAAAGTGTTGCCCCACCTATCCTGGAAATTACCATAAGGACTATCATTGGGGTGACTGTCAGGAGTCTTAACAACACAATTTACTCTAGTATCAACTCCTGCTTCCGTTTTAGCACTGGCTAATGTATTATCAATATCATTAATATTTCTAACAGCATTTAGATAAGTGGCTAAAGTTTCAGAATCTACAATAGATGGACCGCCGCCAGCATTAGGTTGTTTCTCGTCAATTCTATTTTCCCTGGGGAATAATATACCAGCTTTTGAATAAGCAACCTCATTGAGCGGAGCGGCATTAGCTCCATTTTTAAATTTATAAAGAGCGTTACTAAATTCTTGAGGATTATTAATCATAGTAGTTGGAATAATATTATGTATAACGGATTGGACTTTTGAAGCACCAAGGTTAAGCGTAACAGTTTGGTCTGAAGCATTGACTACAGAATATAAATTAGAGTAAGCATTGTATGTTAGCGCACCATTAGATGCGTTATTCATCATGGCTGCCCCTTCTTCATCAGGAACTAGGAGGTCGTAAGTTAGACTGAGATTTTTAAGTCTGTAGCTATAATCTGCTATACTAGAGCTTCCTGTGGGAGTTCCGCTAGTTGCCGCTTCAGCATCTGGGTTAGCAGGAGTAGATTTAAGAAAGGGTTCAATAACACTTGAATCAGGCGCACATTCAAGCTGAACTTGTAGTCCACGACTACCATTTGTTCCAAGAGGTATTAATCCAGTGCCTGATAATAGTCCGCATCTAATAGGAATACTAAATGAACGTGTAGTATTAAGGGAACATGCTTGTACTATACCTCTTGAATTTACAAGTTGTGTAGCAGAACTTCCATTTGTAAGGTCGGTAGCACCATGGGTCGCACTTACCAACGATGAAAGCAGGCGGGGATATTGTTTAACCATTTCAAGAGTTTGGTTATCTAAAGTGGATAGTGTAACTTGTGATATAGTACTAGCAACACCAACTACTCTATCAAAACAAGCATTACGGGAAGCGACAGTATTTCCACCTGCTACACCATTATTATTTTTTACTTGTGTTGTTGTATTATCTAATAATTCAACTTCACCGCAAACTCTTAACGATTTACCAACTAAATATTTGTCACTTTGAGCTATTAAAAACTGGATAATAGGATATCCATTCTTAAACGAATACTCATTATCTGGCGGAGCATTAATAGGGTCTATTTGAACTTTTTCTGTGGCTATGATATTAGCAGACATTCTTCTATAATATATAATATATAATTTTTTAATTGATAATAATACAATTTTAAACAACAAATTATATTATTTTAGCTGGGAATAATAATTATCTTACTACCACTACTCCATCGGCAGAAATAACCATTCTGTTAAGATGGACTACATTGTTATTAAGTAATACATTTTCACCAGGTGTATTAGGGTAAGTAATTCTTAACATTGTAGTAGTTCCTTGTAAATCGTGTACCTGTCCGTATCTAGAAAGAGCGCGTCCAAGTAAGAGGCGGTCACCAGTATTCCAAAGATTTCTTACAGTATTTTTAGCATTACCCATTGATTTCTCATTTTCCATTATGTGTAAAACTGGATTTTTATTATGTTCGTATTTTCTTAGGTCTACACTACGGTCTGGCGTAAGGTTTCCGTTCAGAACCCACTGATATGACAATTGGTCCTCATATCTCGCTAGTAGAGAACTTTGTATTAAGGAGGTTTGAGATGTCTGGGTAAGTGGAACAGATAAAAGCGAATAGGCTCTTGATTGATTAGCAGGAATTAGATTTGATGTCATACCTTGGGCATTAACAATATTTCCTCTATATAAGGTGGAAGTACAATAGTCCATTTCAACACCAGAAGAATTAACCTTTTTAAGCATGTTATCAACATAGCCAGCAGGAGGTTCTACTTGAAGAATAGATAACTCGCAATCAGTAATTTCAATATCCATTTCTGGAAGTGTTTCCGTGCCGCCATTGTTCCTGGCGTCTTGGGTATTGCTTAATACTACATTATTAACCCTATCTTCTGGTATAATGAAAACTACTCCGTTAGCAGTGTTAGCGGTAGCACCGTCCGCACCTAAATAACCAGCAGTAGGAAGAGTAGCATCAGCGGTTTTAAGGTCAGTGGTATTAGCTCTATTAGCTTGATAAGTAATTTTTAATCTTTGTGTAGCTCCAGTTCCACTTTTTTCCATAATTGTTATTTTACCAAGAGGTTGTGGGTGAGTTCCATCATTGAAACAGATATATAAAATATCATCAATAGCCAAATTATTATCATTATAATTATCTACATAACTATTATTCTGTAGGGCAGGTAATTCATTTGGTTTATCGGTCATGGTGTTGCTAATTTCTATAGTAAAAATACCATCATTTCCAGTGCCAGCAGTAGTATCAACCTTATCAGCAACAGCAGCTTTGGTAGTAAAAATATTATAAAAAGTCTTAGGAACTTCTCCATTTTCAACTTTATAACTGCTTCCTGCTGGGGGAGCAAGACCAGCAGAACCAGGGTAATTACGAGCTTCGCCACACCCTAGAGTATTTCCTACAACCATTGAACGACTAAACTCTTCAAGGTTCATCACAACCCTTAAACCAGAAGTAGCAGTTAATGGATAAATATTCTTTGCTTTATCCCCAATAATTCCAGAGCAAGGAAGTCTTGCTGTAAGTTTTAATTGAGTGGCGTTTGGGTTAGTTTCTCTTTTTGCTGTAGTCCAATTCACGGGTTTTTCAAACCAAAGTTG